CGCGATGCCACTTGTCTCCGCCCATGCTGGCGATGTCGCCGCCCCGATCCTCAATACCGCCCCGCTTGGCGATCCATTCCAGCAGGGACGGACCCTGCCCGGAGTGAGCAGCCCCACCTTTGCGCATGGCGTTGATGACCAGGTCCGTCGCGTCCGCCGCTCGGGCGGCCGCGAGCGCGGGCGGGAGAACCTGCTGTACATGGAGGTCGTTGAACTCGGTCCCGGTGAGATCCCGCCCCGTGCGCGAGGCCCACGCGTTTTCGCTGTGCACCATAAGAGTAGCCTGGGTGCGGGCGGTGTGAGGAGTGTAGCCGGCGTTCATCAGCTTGTCGGTCAGCTGCTGAATAAGGTCTTCGTGCCGGCTCAGCTCGGCCCGCGTTTCACGGGCCTGCTTGGCGATGGTGTCGTTCAGGTCGGCGGCGATCTGGTCGAAATGCGCCTGCATTTCGTCGGCTTCTCGTGCAGACATTCCGCCAGCCGAAAGGCGCATATCGTCCTTGATTGCACTCCATGCTTGCGTTCCGGGCAGGGTGCCCAATGCGAACGCGACGGGCAGAACAACGTCGCCGCCAGCCGCGTGCGCCTCCTCGATGTCGGCTTCGTAATCGTGGCACGGGTCGGAGAAGGCGTCGTAGCTTTCCGACTGCTGGTACGCCCGGATCGCATCGGCGGGTACATAGACGTGAGATATACCGGCATCTTCCGCCGTCGCTTTGACCGCCTCGTTGTAGCTTTCCGGGTCGCGCTTGCGGAGGGTGGACTGTTCTGCCGCCTTACCGAGGACCTCAACAGCCGCGCCGTCGCGGCCCGCCTGCTGTACCGCCTGATACCGATCAGCGATCCGGGCGCCGATGTCCGTGAGATGCTGGACAGACTTCGCCGTGACCGCCGTCACCGTGCCGCCGCCGATCACCCCCAGCGCAACCTGCTGCATTTCTGCCGGCAAGCCAGCGGCCCATTCATCTAGCGACTTCTCCGGATGCATAGTCTGCCATTCCGAGAAGGACTGGAATAGCTGCGTTGCCATTTCATTCGGGAGTTCTTCGGCAAGGTAGTGGCCTACGACCTTGCCGACCAGGAGTTTGTGAGCCAAGTCGGTGAGTAGCCGAGACGCCGGGGCGGCTTCGAACACGCCCTCAGCGAGGCCCTGAGCGGCGCCGTACCGAGTGGCATCAGCGAAGTTCTTCCCCGCTTCGCGCGCATCCATGTAGGACTGTCCGCCCTGCAATGCCCCCATCGCGCCAGCGGCCAATTCGGGATTGCGCGTGGCTAGGGCCGCAAGGGTCATTATCGAACTGTCGGTGCCGGACAGCAGGCCCTCGGTTATCGGGCTGGCACCTTGAAACCGCTTGCGTCCGGCGTCTGCAGCGTTGGCGAAGTAGTTATAATCGCGCTGACGGCGCTTCTCGTTGTCAGCGAGCATATCGGTGGGATCAAGCATCGGCAGGCCGTAGACTCGCGACGCCTCGCTCATTGCCGCGTACACAGGGGTAAGCAGCGTGTCCTTCGCTTCGTCGAGCCAGTTCCACGCGCCAACCATGCCTTGAGCGAAAGTCGGGCCACCAACTGAAACGATTCTTCCAGGGGCGTTCTTGATGAAATCCCACGCCCCGCCGAGCAAGCTCAGGCTCTTATGGTCGTCCTGTGCGGCGGCAAGTGCGCGGGGATTGGCCGAGCCCCACTTGCCGATGGCAGGATACTGCTGGACCATCGCGGAGGTGCGCTGAGCGTTGAGGCCCTGCTGCACCGCGTCGGGATCGGTGATGAGCGCCGGATGTTCGTCAACTTCGCGGCCGAGAACATTCTGTCGGGCGACCACATCGGGCGCGGGCAGGGAATGAATGGCATCCTGCGCGTTCTCGGCATGGATCGAGGCGATCGTGGCCTGTACCGGATCGACCGGCGTCTGCGATCCAAAGCCAGTGCGGCGCAGCCGCTCGTAATAGTCCCAAGGGATTGTCGGCTGCTGAGGCATGACATATGCCTATGCGCCCGCCCTTAGGGCTTGAATCGCGGGTGCGCCTGATGCTGACTCTACCGTACCTCGTCGGCGCCTTCATTGGCGGCATTCTCTGGTTCGGCTTGGCCGCCGGGCTCGTTCACCTCGTCACTTGGCGCAAGGGTGCGGACCGGCGGGCTAACATTTTCTTGGTCGGGTGCCTCATTTTTGTCGGACTTGCAGCCGTCTATGTCTCGCCCGACGCCGCTACCGCGAACCTCCCACCCGCACTCTTCGTCTGGTGGCTTTACCGCGGATGGCTCCGCCGAAAAGAGCGCGCTCGATACTCGGACTAACCCCCCGCCTTCATCGCCCGATAGGTCGACAAGATAGCCGCTTCGTCCGGCGTCTTGCCGCCATTGGCCCTCTGATAGTTTCGCACGATCTGCTCGCGCGTCGCCTTCGGGATCGTGGTTGAGGTCGCCTCGAATGCTCGGATCGTGGTCGTCCCCATCGGAATGCCGGCGAAGCTGCGGTTGACCCGCACCTCCCGGAAAGCATCGCGGAAAGCTTGGTCGTAATCCTCGGGCGTCACGATGCCCTTCTTTTGCTCGTAAAGCTGCAGGGCGCGCTGCTTCATGGTGTCGAACACGGCAGGGTACTGCCCATCGGAGACGGGGAGACCCTGCAGCTTCTTCGCCCGGGCGATCGCGGAGTTGATGCCGCCGGTGGGATCGAACTTCGCCCGATCGGCGTCGGAGCGGTTCTTGTAGGAAGCCTGGGCAATGATGGCTTGCCGGATGAGATTGTTCGGAACTCTGCCGCTGAGCGACGGCAGGTCCACTCCAGAGAGCATATCAGGATTGCGGAGCGCAATCTGGAGCCCCAGGGTCTCCGGAGAGCTTTCCATCGCCGCCTGCGCTTTGGCGTCAGCGTCCTTTTGCGCGGCCTCGCGGAACCGAATATCCCACTCGGCGAGCTGACTCGGCTTCATCCTGCTGGCGATCGATTTGGGGATCTCGTCGGTGGATCCGACCTTGCCGCCCCGTTGCGCGATGAAGAGTGCAGCCTGATCCGCAGCGTCGCTCTGCTGATCGGCAAGGACGGATTCATCGCGGTTCATGCGGGTGATCGCGCGCTTGGTTATCCGCTCTCGGGCTTCGGGGCTGAGATCTTCGCGTTGAGCAATCCGTTGAAGGACAGCAGCCTGGTCCCAATTCCGCGCGGTCGACGGGGAGCCGATGACCTGCCCGCCGGCTGCGCGCCCGCCGATGACCTTCTCAGGATCGACCCGCTCTCCATCCGCATTGCGAACAACGAGGTGGACGTGGGGGCCGGTGGTGTGGCCCGTCACGCCGACAGTTCCCAGCACCGTATCCGGCGAGACCGCATCGCCCACCTTCACCGACTGATTTCCCATGTGGGCATAGGTCGAAGTTGTGCCGTCGGGATGCTTCACCTTCACCCAGCGGCCGGCGCGATCATCCTGCATCACGGCTTCGACCACACCCCCGGCAATGGGGTGAATTGCCGCGCCCATCGGCGCTGCAATGTCGAGCCCGGAGTGACGCTCACCGCCTCGGGCCTCACCGAACCGAGACGTGATCCTCCCCGCGACGGGCGCCTGAAATGTCCCGCCGGCCACGGCGACTGGTTTCCCAAAAGTAGGTGGGTGTCCCCCGGACATGGCCCAGTCGACAACGCTGTCGTCTGCGCGATCCTGGAGGGGCACATGCAGTTTAGAGAATACCTGATTGCGCTGTTCGAACGTCATGTCGTCGCCGTGCGCCTGAAAAATCGCCTGCGCCATGTCGACGTCATCAGCAGTCAGCGCATGCAGCGCGGCATTGGCGTAAACCCCGCCGACCTGCTGCTTGACGTAGGCGCCTGAACCCTCCCCGAGCCCGGCAAACTGAGCATATTCTTGCGCGGCTTCGCGGACCTTGCCCACAGCACCGGGGAACTTGCTGGCGTCGCTGTAGAGCCCGGCGGCCTCGTCCTGAGCCTGCGAGATCGCCCCGAACAGGACGCCCTTGCGCTCCACCTGCTGCTGCTGGAGCGCGTGGCCGGCGATGTCGCCCGAGACACTCTGGTACATGGGGCCGAGACGCTCTTCCATGAGCCGGCGCATGCGGGGATTGGCGGCGGAACTCAGGGTCTGGTTACGTAGATCGTCCAGTTGCTTCAGCGTGGCGGCCTGCTGCTCGCGCGCGTTCGCCCCCTGCAGGGTGCCGAACTGCTGCTTGATTGTGTCCGCCTTGCCCGCATACTCGAGGCTTGCCTTCCGCGCCTGCGTGTCGTCGTTCTGCGCCTCGATCTTGCCCTGAGTCTCGGCATACTGCGCTCCCGCCTGGCCGAGGTCCTGCAACCCGCGTGCAACCCCGCCCATTGCCCCGCCGCCGTTGTCATACGCGCGGAACCGGGCATCGGTGGTCTGAACCGGGTCGACCTGGTTAGGCTGATAGGTGGGGATTCTGGGCAAGATCAGACCCTCACTTCGGCTGCAGTTTCTTGTACTGGCTGGCACCACCCAGCATCGTCGATCCCGCGCTGAACAGGCCACTCACGAGTGCAGCGCTGCCTTTGGCGCGGTCTGCACTGGCCTCCGCCGTGTAATTCGAGGCGCCGATGTCATAGCCGCGCACGCGCTGGTTGCCCTGCTGGTAGATCCGATTGGTGTCCTCGCGGCTCAGCATCTCGGTATCGGCCAGCGTGTCGGCCGGCGTTCCGAAATCGCCCACCACGCCATTGGCCGCGGCGCCGACGATCTGCTGGCCTTTCAGCTGCGCGACCTGCCGGTAATGCGCCAGCGCCGCATCGCGCGTGTTCTGCTGCTCCTGTTGCGCCGCTTCGCGCTCCATGTCGGCATTCCGCTCGGCGATCTTGGCCTGGTAATCGGCCTGCTGCTTGGCACCGATGGCGGTCATCACCGTCCCGGCGGCGGACAGGCCGGCCGAAATAAGGGCGAGAGGGGCCGCAGCGATGCACATCAGGCGGGTGCTTTCTCGAAATAGCGGAACGGGGTGCCGTTCACGTCGGTCTCCTCTTCGGCCACGGTGAAGCCCCAGCGCTTGAGCAGGCGGATCGCCTGACCGTTCGTCGCGGAAACTAGGTTCCCGAGGCGAAAGGTTGAATCGCACAGCCGCGAGAGCATCGGCGGGCCCCACATCACAAGCTCACGCCCGTGCCGGTACACCTCCTCCGTGCCCAGGAACCACGGGCAGGCGGTCCGTCCCAGCACGCTTTCCACGGTCACCCCGAACATTGCCTCAGGCTGACCATCGACCAGCGCCGTCCACGCCTTGTCCGAGATCGCAAGGGAGAGGCGCAGCGCCTGCTTGGGCGTGCGGCCGAATGCCGCACACTCCAGCACGTCGGCCTCCCTCATCAGTCGGGCAATCCGGCCGATATGCTTGGTCTCGGCCGGGACAAGGCTCACACGGCTCTGCATTAGCCGTTGATGACCGGATCGTAGGCCGCCCCGAGTAAGGTGAAGGGCAGCGGAGCATTTTGCCGGATGTAGACCCCGGCCTTGTCGCCCACCTTGTTATCGGCCGACATCAGATAGTCGCCGGTCATGAGTCCGGTGGGAGACCCATAGGCTTCGTCGCGGCGCTGCTTGACCGTGAACAGGTGGTCGGCATCGATCCCGGCCTCGATCAGGCTGGTGTCAGCCAGCGTCAGGACAATCTCCCCGACCTGCTGGCGCCGGCCCGCGTTCGAGCCGATGGACTGGGTGTTGATCCGCAGCGGGAGCGTCTCGACATCGACCTGGTAAGGCAGGCCGAACACAGCGTTGGTCCCGGTCCGGCCATTGGGCAGAGTGACGGATCCACCAGAGACGACCAGACCGGTATAGACCGCCCCATCGACGAGCCCCGAAATCGTCTCTCCGTTGAGATGATCGAGCCCGGTGAAGGTGGAGACCGGCGAACCGACGCTGCCGGAAACGGCGCAATCCAGATAAACGGCTTGGGTCAAGTCGTCCCACAAGTGCCGCGCCATTCGCTCCACGAAGGTCCTGGTGGTGCCGTTCACAACACGCTCGACAATCAGGTAAACCCGGTCCTCGCCGTCTTCGCTGATCGAGCAGACCGATTTCACCAGTCCGTCGGTCTCGCACAGCGTCCAGCCCCAGACGTTCTGCTCCTGCTCCCAGGTGAAACACAGCAGCTTGCCGTCATCGCGCACGGCCCAGATCAGCGAGCGGGGCTCCTGCGCGTAGCACCACGACACGATGTTGAAGCCCTGAAACAGATGCGGCGAGTAGATCGAGACGTCGTTTGACTTAAGCCCGTCGATATCGAAGGCGTAGTTGAGGGTGCGCACTGCCGAGCCGGGCGAGGGGCAGTAGAACACGACGTTGTCGATCGCGATGGCCTCCAGCCGTGAGGCGGCCCGGCCGAGCTGCCGCCGTGCGGCCGGCGCGGAATTGGCCTGAATGACACCGCCCTGGCCGTCGCCGTCGATCTTGAAGATGCCGTCCGAGGTCAGCGCGAGCAGGGAGCCGGTGGGTACCAGCTGATTGATTGCGTTCACGCGGCTTGCATTGATCGCGATGGTAAAACTATCGTCGGCTCTGAGCGGGCGCGACCGGTCCATATTGCCCATCTGCGCGGTACGCGACCCCCATATCCCGTTGGGGGCATTGGTGGTCCGCGCCCAGATCGAGCGCTGCTCGAACAAGGTGACGGTCGAAGGGTAATTGCCTGCGCCGGTGAACGGGTTGGTCGCCTGGGGAGGCGCTTTGTCCAGAGCAGGACCGATATTATCATCGACGAACGTCAAGCTTTCGGTCGTGCCGATATAGCCGAAGAACTGCGAGTTGTCGGCCTTGTAGACGTTGTAGCGGCTCGCGCCCGTTACAGCGCTCCACACGATAGTGTTGAAGTTCCGCTTGAGGGTCAGGTCGTTGTAAGCAACATCCGCGTTGGAGGCGCGGCTCTCCTGGCCTGTATCGTCGTTCACGGCCGTAACGACGTAAGAGGCGTTCTGCGGGAAAAAGTTCTTTCCGCTGTTGTCTGGATCCGTGTTGGCCACGATCGCGGTGGCATTGCAGCCAGTAGGCGCTGCAATGCTGGGCCCGAATGTTAGAACCACGAACTCCCAGTCCGTGTTGCCGTGGCGCAACAGGGTCGTAGGACCATAGTCGAGGTGCGCAAGGAACACGGTATCGGTGGTCTGGACGAAATCGAGTTCACTGATGTCCGCCGCAGCGTAGGGCGAGGAGATCGAATAGGGTGAGCCGCCGTCCAGCACCCGGCCGCCGTTCGCCAGCGGGCTCATGTACCCGTCGCCGAACTCCAGCGCATAGGCCTGGGTGAGGCTGAACTGGAACGGGATCAGCCGATATGGGCCTGCCCCCACGACTTCCGCCACAAATTCCGTGCCGGGGCGCTTGGCCACACCGCCGTATTTCAGGATGAGGACGTTTCGGGCCTGCTTGAGCGCCGAGGTGTAGGCATCGACATCGAATCGGCCGTAAAGTTGCGGGCCCAGTTCGCCGCGACTGAAATTTGCCTGGGCGGCGCGAAAGCTCACACACCCACTCCCATGCGGGCGTATTCAGCCTCGGAGACGTAGCGGATCTCGCGTCGCGGGTTCTTGTTCTCCTCAGCGGCAACCGCTTCGCTGCGCGCCATCATCGCCTGCTGCATCAGCACCTGGGCGATCTTGGCGTCCTTCTTGATCGGCAGGGCAATCCGGGCGGCCAGTTCCAGCACGAAAGCCCGGCGAAGAAGCGGTGCCAGTGCGGCTGCATCGACCACACCCCGCGAATAGACCAGCGTGGCGGTCTCCACGTTGGTATAGACCTTGCCGTCTTCCACTATGAACAGGTTTGGCCGGCTGTCCTGCAAGGGGAGGGTGTAGGGCCCATATTCCGGCAGGGTGGTGGCGGCGTCCTCGGCCTGTCGGATCGCCAGTGGGGTGCCGAGATCGGCAGGCACGGCATAGGCGTGCAGCCATTCGGCCGGCCGGTCGTTGTCCACCTCGGCCAGTACGACCCGGGTGCGGAGGAATGACCATTCTGTCCATTCGGCAAGTTCCAGCAGCAAGGGCTCTGCAAAGCGATTGCATTCCCGGGCCTCGATGCTGTTTTCGGTCAGCGAATTGATCGCCCCGGCCGCAATCTGGGACAGCGCCTCATTGCAGCAGGTGATAAGCGCGGTCATTCAGCGCCCGGCGTGGCGTAGACGTAGCCGGTGGATGCGGCTGCGATAGCGGCCATGTACAGCGCCGTCCCGTCGCCGGAGCCCACATCCAGCAGTATAGACACACCGGGCCCGACCGGCAGACCGGTCGCCACAGCGGCGGTTACCGCGCTGTTGCCGAAGGCAAGCCAGACCGTCGCCGTGCCATCGTTATGGACGCGGACGATGCGGCGGTCGCGGTTGGCGACCTGGACGCTCTGGGACGAACTGGAGACGTTGATGCGGGCGCTGCCGGCGGGTTTGGGCGAAAAGGCAATCCGAGGATCTCCGAAAGGTGCGAGCCTCTCGCTACCCTTCAGGTAATCGGGCTTGAATCGCGCTCAGGACGCGAAGCGGGTGACGAACGAGCCGATAAACCGGGCGCGGGGGGTTTCGAGCGGGAAGGGGGAGTTGGCCGCCCCGTCGATGAGCGCCCCTTGTCCGGTGAGGGCGCCGGTAGCGGCATGGGTTTGGGGGTGCTGCGCGCTGCCAACCACCGCGCCAATAGAGCCTACCAGTGCCCCGCTGGCTGCGTGGGCGGCGAACCGCGTGGTCGTCGCCGAAAGGACAGTGCCGGACCCCGTCAACCCTCCACTGGCCGCGTGAGCGCGGAGACGAGAAGCAGCGCCGGCAATGGCGGAGCCCGGCCCAGACAAGCCCCCAGAGGCAGCATGCGCCTTGTTGAGCGTGGCTGTAGCCGCAACCACCGCTCCGGAACCGGAGAGCGTGCCCGTGGCGCTGAAGGCGCTAAACCGGGCCGCCGCTCCAGCCACGCTGGCCCCCACCCCTAACAGGGCTCCAGTTGCTGCATGGGTGACGAAGCCGGGCGCGCGCACCGCCGTGCCGGCTACGCTGCCAACCTGCCCAGTTAGCGTTCCTGATACGTCGTGCGCCCGGAAGCGGGCGGACACCCCCGCAAGGCTCGTTCCCGGTCCCGCCAAGGCCCCGCTGGCGCCGTGAATGGCAACATGGGCCGAAGTACCCGCGACAGACCCGTTTTGCCCTGTCAGTGCCCCGGAGGCCGGATGCGGGGCATTGTGAACCGATGCGCCCGAGACTGAGCCGATCTGGCCGGTGAGAGCGCCGGTGGTGGCATGTGTAACCGGCGACGCGACAGCCGTGTACCAGAACAGCACCAGCAGCCCGCCCGCGCCTGCACCCCCGCTGCTCCCCGAGCGCCGCCCGCCGGATCCGCCTGCACCGTAATTGCCGCCGGTGAACCCGGCGACGCTCGTGGTCGGCGCGCCTGCGCCCGACCCGGAGCCCGCCGTGCCGTATTCAGCAGTGGAGGACGTGCCGTTTGCGTTGGTCGTGCCCGCCGTGGTTCCGTTGTTGCCGGAGCCGCCCGTGCCGCCGGAGCCATTGCCGCCGCTCCCCGTCAGGCTCCAGAACCCGGATTGCAGGCCGCGCCCGCCCGCGCCGCCGCCCGCGCCCGATGAGGTGCTGGTCGAGCCAGCTACACCAGCACCGCCCGCGAACGAGAAGTCCCCGATGCAGTTGGCCGTCGTGCCGCCCGATGTCGTGCTTGCCCCGGCGCCAGCCGCGCGAAGCACGACGGTGCTGGACACGGTCACGGTGGTTGCCCCCGTGCTTGTCGCCGAGCCGTTGCTGGCGCCCAGCTGGTAGGTGAACGCTGCGCCGGCTGTGAGGGCGAGGTTCTTGACCGACGCCCAGGCACCGCCGCCACCGCCATTCCCGGTAGCCGGAGAGCCAGTGCCAGATCCCGCCGCGCCGGACGAACCTGCGCCGATAGCCTCGCCCCAGTTCATGGAGGTGAAGCTGGCTGGCGCGGTCTGCGAGCCCGAGGTGTAGACCTGCCGGCTCCAATCCGAGCCGAGGAAGCCGCTCGGCGTGGTGAACCCGGCCATGTAGGTCGCGCCGAAGTTGAATGTGCACTGGTTGGCCGTGCCGCTTCCCGACGCCGCTATGTAAGGGAACCAGAAGTTTCCGGTGAAGGTGCCGACGAGTCCACCAACCCCCGTTGCCGGATCAGCAGTCGGATCGTTGTTCCAGTTACCGTTGTTTTTCTTGACCCACAGCTTCTTGGTCGAGCTGTCGAAGGAGTAGTAGAACGTGTCTCCGACCACGGTGTTTTCCGCCACTGTGAACAAAGCTGCACCGCCCCCGGCCGCCATCCCCCACTGCGTCGAGGTGTAAAACATGAACACCGGGCCGGAGTAGACCTGGCTCAGGTTGTCGGTCACGCCCAGATGGACCGTGGGGCCGGTGCTGAGCGCGTTGACCGTGACAGCCCAGACGTTCTTGTGACCGGAAAAGAACCGGCAATCGCCAATCGCGGGACCGACCCACGATCCGGAAATGGCAGCCGTCAGGCCGCCGTTCGAAATCGTGATCGAACCCGAGTTGGTCGGATTGGCGAGGCTGGTGGCCATTGCCTAGCCCCTTCGGCAGGTCAGGCGCTGAGGGCGGTGTAGGTCAGCGAAGAGCAGGAAACCGTGTCGCCGGCCGCAACCGTCAGGCCGTTGCTCATGTTGATGTCCGAACCCGACGAACCCACCGCGCAGTGGATCACGACGGTTCCACCAGAGGTCTCCAGCGTGGCCGTGGCGACCGCCGAGGCGTTGCCGGTGGCGTTGGTGTCCGAGGTGATGCTGTTCGCTGTAGCGGTGCCCGATGAGGAGGCTCCGAACGCGGTGGCCGAGAGGCTCAGCGTCGCAACAGCCGTGCCGGGCGAGCCGACCGTGCCCGTCAGGCGGAACTTGAGCTTTCCCGACGTGCTGATCAGCGCCGTAACGGCGTCGGTCGCGGCGTTGCGGGCGGCGGTGGAGTGGGTGACGGCCATCGCTCAGGCTCCCTGTTCGTTGACCGAGGCGGCGAAGGCCTGCGCCTCTTCCTCACTGCCCCAGATGTTGCGCTGAATGGTGCCGTCCGAATAGCGCCGCTCGGTCGTCGCACCGGTGACGGTGACGGTGGACGTGACCGCAGCCTGGTCCACAACGGCCGATTGATCGATCAGGTCGGCCTCATCCACTTCGCGGGCGAGATGCGCCTCTCCAGAAACCCTGAGCCCGTTGGCGGGGTCGGCTAGGAAGGCGTCGAGGTCGGCCGGGTCGGAGAAGCCGACCAGCTCGTAGGTCTCGACCTTTCCGGTCGCGGCCCGCTTGATTTCGATGGTGGCACGCAGTTCCCCGCGCTCGCCATTCAGATCGCCATCAGACATGTGCAAGTCTCCGATCAGTCACTTTCTTCGATCCCGTTCACGTTGAAGGACACGTTCGCAGTGGATGCGTAGACCCGGATAACGTCGGTGGCGTGCAGCGTGAATCGCGCCGTCGCCTTGCTCTCCCCCGCCGCGATGAACAGGTCGTAGAGCAGGTATTGCGCGGCCGTGTCCGCTGCCCCGCCGATTGCGTGAGACAGCCGCACGGTGGCGTCCGCGCCGCGATTGCAGATGATAACCTCCACGGTGGCGTGCTTGGCGCTCGGCACCGTGTAAGCCGCCGTCAGCGTCGTTGCAGCCGGCGCGGCCTGGGCGAGAGCGCCCCACACGTCGGTCATGATACGAACCTCAGTTTGGCCCGGGAAATCGGATCGCTC